GAACGTAGGGTAAAAGAGATTGGATTGAATAATAAGTTTAATATCGTTAAAGTTACCAAACTTGACGAAGGTATCATCTTTAACAGGAATAAGATTTTGTGATGTGGATGGGAGAACAGCAGGTGCTTGGAAAGTACGTTCGATCTCTTCAACTTTCTGTTGTGTGACTTCCAAATTCCAACGACCACGACCAATCTTAAAATTTTCAAGACGACGGGTTACCGTCTGATAGTTAAGATTACGAGACGCGCAAAATCCTCGAATATCACCAGATGTCAAATTAGTACCGAACATAGATTTCAGTTCAGCAATTACTTGATCATCCATCGTGGAATTGTTGGTATGCATGATTTATTAAGAGTTGAGTTTTCTTTTGAACTCTTATATCATACTTGCATTCAATGGAATCAGAGGTTTCTTGTACCAGTTTGAAAAGTGTCCCTTGCGTAAAAAATTAATCAGATTCGCCAGCTCTTGGTCTGTAAGGATTTTCATATTCACGTTTCACTGGTTTTGGTTTTGGTTCACTTGCATTTGCTGCTCTCTGTGCAGCTGCTGCATATTTCTGTTCAGGTGTTCCCATTAAAGAGGATGCACCAAATTGCTGTTTAATTTTATCTTTTACAAATTTTAAAGCAGGATCCATTTTAGGTGGAAGTTTTATTTTTGATAAACGCTGCCCGCCACTTTTAATCACACCAGGCAGTGCTCTTGAAATAATTCTAGCAACTGCATTTTCATCTAAAGCAGACATCATAACCAAAGCATCCTCATTCGTATCAACATATCCTTCAGAAATTAAATGATCCATAACAACATCAAAATAATCAACTTCCTCACCTCTTACTTTTGTATTGTACTTTTTACCTTGGAATTCAAACTCCTTGGCACCAGAAGATCTTGCTTTTTTAAACGCAGCATCAAAATCACCAGCAACACTACCAGTCCCAACAATTTTTGGACCGACTTTTAAACGGTTCCTAACTGTACCATCAGGATCTTTTGTATTGTATTTACCAACACTGTCTGCTGGATTTGATTTTGCTGCGGGTTTTTTCTCATTAGTAGAAGTAGCAGCAGCAGTAAAACCAGCGGCGGCGAGAGTGGTAGCAGCAGCTTTACCTAAGGGAGTGTTAAGCAATTTCCCATAGTTATCTTTTGACATACGTTGAGCACGAAGAGCAAGACGTTGTGCTTCTTTAGACTTTCTACCAACATCAATAGCCTTTTGAATAGGATCTCCAAGACCGGGAGCCCCACTAGGTCTGGGGGTAGGTCTAGTCCCCATGAGTCCACCACCCATCTTTTTACTCAAATCTTTAATCTCTTGCCCCTGAGGGGAAAGTGGTTTGGGGGTTCTTTTTTGCTGAAGCAATTTCAAATATTTTCCAGGTTCTTGTGTTGGAACAGGAGTTCTTTGTGCTCTTGCGCCTCTAATGGAAGTTGATGCTGCTGCACCTTTCACAACAGTCTCTGATTTTTTACCAAGTGCAGTTAATGGTTTTAGACCTGCCTTTAATCTACCACCAGAACTTAAAGCATTAATGACGGCTCTAAGAGCTGCTGCGCTGTTTTCACCCAAAAATTCAAAAGATTCATTTAAATTTTCTACCTCATAATACTCCAAAAGATTAACTATGAAATCCTCAACAAGATTATCTGCAACTAAAGTTTCTGCAAAATCTTCACACTCTTCAAGTGTAGTAAATCCTCCATCAAGAATGCATAAATCTAAAAAAGAATCATACAATTCCTGACAATCAGTTTCAGACTCAGAATAAAGATTTGAGTATGCCTCGGTAAGATATTTAATTTCTTGAGAGCCCATAATAGGAATTAACTTTTAGTATTATTTATACTATGCCACCAATTCAATAAATTCGTTTAGAAACTTTTTATTCATTTTTTTAGAATTCAAAGATTTTTTAAAAGCAGTTTTAATTGCAGTTTTTGTTGCATCTTCATCAACTTGAAATTCAACATCATTAGAAAGGATCGAAGCTGATATTCCAAAATATTTGTGATATCCACTTTCAGACAATGCTATACTACGTTGTTTTTTCCACTGAGAGCAGTATTTATCATAATCATCCCAAGAACTATTAGAACGAATGAAGTGTGTAGCATCTCTACATGGAACAATTCTAATTCCAATAAAGTTTACATCAGGAAAAGTTTCTCTTAAATCACATAATAGTACATTGGTAAATGCACTATTATAATTATAACACTGTGCATTTTTAAGACTATAAACCATACCAGTTTTTCGATTACGAATAAAACAATTTTGGTTGATAGATCTCACTCCAATATAAGATTCACTTTCAATATTACGAGTAACTTTGACGTGGAAGTTTATAGGAGATGACTCCCCGTCAGTAAGAACAATGCAATGAGTTTTTTGAAGTTTGTTTTTAATTTTAAACTGAGGGATAATCTGATGCAATGCGATTAAACTTTCATTAAGTGGTGTTGAAGACAAATTCAACTGATTAGGAACTTCCCATCCACTATGATAATTATTAAAAGAATAAGCAATTCTAAAAATATTACGCATCTGTTCATTAAGATTTTTAGTTTTCACCTCACTACTGAACATGTTTAACAGTGAGAATGAACTGCCTACAGAAAAAACGTTTTCTACTTTCTCATAATGTGGTTGTGGATATGTTGGGAATCCGTTCGAATTTTGGATTGGTCGATAATGCCACTCTTCAGTAAAAGCATAAACATCAAATGGAATATTTACTTTCTGACAAAACCATAAAATATTATACAATTGTTTGATAGTGTCAAGCATAACCCTATTCATTGATCCAGACCAATCCAAAATGAAAATCAATCCATGATTTTGACCATCAGGAACTACTGATATTTTTTTGAATAGATCTTCATTGAATTTGTAAGTATGAAGTTTGGATGTGTTTAGAACTCCAGTTCTAGCGGTAATAGAACGAGAATATTGATCTGCAGATTTTTTACACTCAAATTCTTTAATGAGATAACTAACTTCTTTTTTAGAGTTGTGTTTAAATTTATTATACTCACTATCGACATGGGTAAATGCCTCATCATCGACAGATTCCCATTTTTGAGTAATACACTCGTGAACTTTTGTATTTTTTATAATAACTGTATCTAGATTTAGTTTAGGAATTTCTATATAATTGTTTTCACCACCATCCATATTAATTAGTTTTTCAATAGCATCATTCAATGCATCCATAGTCTTAACTTCTGGAACAAAGTTTTTCTCAGATTGATCTTCAGACTGATCTTCTGCGGTGCCACCATATGATTTTTCATCATTTGAATCTACATCATTTGAATCTACATCTGTAGAATCATCATTGGATTCAGAACTATTATCATTGGATTCCGAATCAATAAATTCAGAACTTGATTGAGTCTCAGAATTTTCGTTAGAACTCTCCGAACTCGTAGAATTTTCACCTTTAGTAGAATCCTCAATTTTACAAAATTCGTAAAGTGCAGTTGCAGCATCAACGACATCTTGAAATGTCTCAGCAGCAGCAATCATATTAATGATACGTGTCTCATTTTCATTAATAGGAACATCCACATAATTACCAATTTTAAACAAAAGATTTGCTCTATCGGCAAGGTTCATCTTTGAAATATCAGTATCAGAGATGCTAAAGAAATCTTCATCATTAAGTTCTTTATATCCATTATAGAAAGTTTTAGCAATGCCAGCATAACGACGCTTCATCAATTTTTCAATACGAGCATCTTCTACAATGTTCATAATTGATTTTGGAATTTTAAAATCCTTTTTCCAATCATCATAACTGGTATACAAAGCATGACCAACCTCATGACCAACCAACATATCATATACAATATTACTAGCCCTATCCCACATGGGCAAAGTCAACACTCTTGTATGTACGTTAAAACAAGCAGTAGAAACTTTTTTGTGTTCAACCACCAGATCTTCAGTGGCAAGTAGTTTGGCGAGTTGAGATTTAATTTCGTGATTGACAGGCATGGTGTTTGTTTGAACTGATCCTATACTACAAAAAAAGACCCCCCGTTATGGGAAGTCTTGTGACACTTGTCTAAGTGGCGCAGCAAAGCAGTTCTTCGTGCTTTTGCTTGTCGAAGTGCTTGCGGTTTAAGTTTCCGCTTTTGTTCTTTTTTACTATGGTGTTGCCAGTTGGGAGTAATCATTGATCGTGTCCAGAACGTTAATGGTTGGAAACCACCCAATACTAGTTAGGATTGTAATGTCTGCCGTATTGTCCTGTCTCTCCCCTGGAGTCAGTTCTTTAACTGGCAGGTGCCCCATTCCCATCTTCTCAGCAAGGTCTTTAACATAAACAGACTTACCAGATCCAACAGACACTGGTCCACAAACTTTACTATTAGCAAGATAACGAATTGCTCGACATACATCCTTAACATGAATCCAATCCCTTTTATGATTGGTGACATAAGTTGCAGTTTTATCCTCAAGCATCCTATACATCATATCTAGACGACTATCTGAACCATAAACAGTGGTAAATCTCATCCCAACAGAATTAGGTGGTGCCATCTGTTCGTTAATCCACTTTGTCATAGCATAGGGATTTTCCCAATAATCTTCTTCTACAGCACTGGAAGAAGCGTATAGAAGTCTAGTATTTGTCTCTCTACACCAATCAAATATTTTTTTAGACTTTACAACATTATTCTCATAAAACTTCTGTGGATTCTCCAAACTTTCTCTAATATTTGCAAATGCTGCTAAATGAATAATCAAGTCATAATCATCACCAACAAAATTATCAATGTCATAAGGAAAGTCCATTCCCACAACTAAATGGTTGTGAGTGGTTTGCCAATCAGCAAACACATTTCTTCCAATAAATCCACGATGTCCAGTAACTAAAATCTTCATGATGATACCTTACTAAATCCCTTAACCTTATTAAATTGTATAACATTTTCAAATTTATCATGCATTTCAGATTTGTGTGAGATAACAAAAATGTTTGCATCTTTAACTATGTATCTAATAATTTTTAAGAAATCATCAGTTCCATTTATATCAAGAGAACTATCAAACACTTCATCTAAAATTAAAAGATTTGTATTTACAGAATTTTTCATTCGTGCGATTTCTCTCCAAGTAAATACCAAAGCCAAATCGATTCTTTGCTTTTCACCTTCACTAAAAGATTCATATGAAAAGTTTTCATGTATTGGTGTTTTTACAGTTTCATTAAATTCTTCATCAAAATTAAAGTTAATATAAAAATCCATCATTTGAAGAAAACGATTCACCTGTTGATTTATCACTGGTAAATAATTTTTAATAATCTTAGACTTTACTCCATTGTCTTTGAGTAAGGAATAGATAAAATCATGATACTGTATCTGTTCTCGTTTTTGATTTAATTTAGATTCGATAGAACTAACATCAAGTTTCAATGATTTTAGCTTTTCAGTCTCCTCTAATTTATTTTCGAGGTTATGCTCAATATCAAATATTTCATTCTTAATGTCTTCTATGACTTGAGAGTCATACTTACACTTATTATTGATATCTCGTATTTGTTTATTCAACTCTAAAAGTTTAGAGGAGAATCTTGCCAGTTTTTTCTCTTCTTCTTGATTCAATTCAAGTTGTTTTTCAAGTTCAGTCAATCCTGCATTTACTTCTGAAAGAAAAGTATCATGCTCTTGAATTTTATGAGATTTTACATCGTCCCCAATAACTTGACTACATGTTGGACATGTTTCGTTCTCAATAAAAAACAATTTATCTTTGTTCAACCGATCTAATTTATTTTGTAATTTACCTCTTAGATCATATAACTTCTTAGATTTATTTGTGCAGTTAACATATTTCTGTATTTCGGAATCAATATCTTCAGACTCTTTTACCAGTTCAATACAAATAGTTTCTGCTGATTTAATATTGTTTGTTATTTCTAAAATTTTATTGTTTTTTCTAGTTATTTCTGATTGACCCTTTACATTTAATTCATAGATAAAATTTTCCTGCATTGAGGTTTTTTCATTAACTATATTTTTTTTATAATTAAGTTGCTTGATTTCTTCTTGAGTTGTTTTAATTTTATCTTTCAGAACCGAATTCATTATAGAAAAAATCTTGATATCTAATAGATCTTCAATAATTTCTCTTCTAGATGCCAAAGGCAACTGCATAAATGGAACAAATGTAGACGATCCCAAAATTACGATCTGAGTAAAAGATTTGTAATTTAATTTGAGAACTTTAGTTTCTAAAAACTTTTGATCATCTTTAACATCTGCACTTTGCTCTAAAAGATTTCCGTTCTTATAAATTTCAAATACACTAGGTTTAATTCCTCTACGAATCATCCAATTTACATTAGAACTCGAAAACTCTATTTCAACTAAACAATCCTTTTCATTGGTTGAATTTAAAAGTTGTGGTTTATTGATCCTACGAAAAGGTTTATTAAATAAAACAAAAGTAAGAGCATCTAAAATTGTGCTTTTACCAGATCCATTTTTACCGACAATAGACGTAGTTGATTTTTCAGTGAGATTAATTTCTGTAAACTGATTACCTGTGCTTAAAAAATTACGCCATCTAATTTTTTGAAATGTGATCATTCGGGGGAATTACAAGGTCATCTGGTTCTATTATAACATAAGTATATTGATTTGCCTCACACACTGCAATGGTTGACTCTTCATCAACTTCTAATACCACTAATTTTGGAAAGTTGTCTGCTTCCATCAATATAACAAATCGTTCAGCATCATCTTCCTCTTTAAACAAATAGAGAACACGATCAC